GAATACATTAAAATCTCTTAATAATAACTTAGTTCCATTTATTTGGAAATTAACTTTTTCTGCCTCTGTAGTTACATAACTCAATCTAATTGAAGGGTTTGTACTATGATAATATTGTGATAAATCTGTTCTCATCTGATGAACACGTGGCATTAGGTGATCAGAGTGTTGTGTAAAATACATCTCAGTCTGTGCATATGACTGATTCATTGCTTGTGTTACACCTGTTGCAGTTTGTTGTGCAATTGCGCCACCCATACGTTGTGGATTAATACCAATTGATTCAAAAGCTTGTGTCTTAAAGTGATTTGCTAATTGAATTCTTGACATTAATCTATTTGTTTGTTCTAAGTTTAATGTTTGGTAATGATTAAAGTTAGTAGCATTTTCTGTATTAGTAATAGAAGTATCTAACGGCATCATACCAAAGTCCTTCATTGCTACATATGCTTTTGCTAAATTATTCTTACCCCAATCTTCACCCATTGAATGACGTGGTAATGCATTTTGATCAAACATAATTACAGTACCTAATTCATCTACTAGTATGTCTGCTATTTGATTGTTAACCATATTGTATCCAATTTGATATGGTTTCATAAGGTCTACTAGAGAAGTTGATCTTGTGTTTCTATCAGAGAACACTCTTCCTTCAACTGGAAGTTTACATCCATATAATGAATCATCACCTTTAAACTGATATTCTATTCTACCAGGCTTTTGTTGATTTATACCTAGATATATAGGAGATTCTTCATTTGTATCACTTCTCCATGATGATGGAGCATTAGGTCCAATTTTAATACCACCCCAAACTTCATTAATCCAAAAATAATCAACGTGTTCACCTTGAATTAAATTTTCTTTTGTTTTAGCTTTAAATAGTTTTGTATTATAAACAGGTTTATCAGTAATCTTATATCCTTCATCAATTATCTCTTGTGATAGATCACCGTCTGCTGTAATTCTAGTAAGGTGTCCTACTTTTCTCTGTGTTTTCCAATAACATGTTGTAACACGCATCATATTATAATCACCCCATTTTCCTATATCATCTCCTTCTTGTAGAATAGCTTGAACAATATCTCCACCATATGAGCTAGCATTGTAGTCATGATTACTCATAAGTTTTCTATAAGCTAATCCAGGTCTTTGTGTATTCCATTCATGTGATCTTGTAGCATCATAATATGAACCATCATTTTGATGTCCATTATCTAAATATATTGCATTTGCTGCAGGATATAATCTTTCTAAAGATTTAAGTTGATCTGCAGTCATTAAATATCCAAAGTTGTCTATAACATCAGCAACACTCATCATATCACATTTACCAACAAAGTTAGAATCAGATATATATCTTGAGTCAGGAGATTTTTGATAGAATGTTAAAGCAGGGTTCCATAACTCAACACTATAATCATCTTCCATCATTTTAAAATGCCAAAACTCTCTATCACAAATAAGCATATCTCTAAATGCTCTTTCTTCAAGTTCTTGCATTTTAAATCTTTCCTCATCAACATTTAACTGATGATGTGCCCATTCTTCTACCATACTTCTATAGTCTTTAGAGAAAAAGTCTTGTATTTCTGGTAATGATTTTAATGTTTCTGGTGCAGTAGCTTGTTGGAATTCTTCTGATTGTGGATCAGCACCTTGTTTTATCATGCTTAACATTAACTTACTTTTTGCATCAGATAGTAATGTTTCTTCAATCTGTAATCTTTTTTGCTCTAACATCTCATTGTAAGATGTATCATCAACAGCTCTAAATTGTACTTTAGAATATCTTTTAGAGAATTCCCCAACTAAAACATTTATTACATTTGGTATAATAGGATAAAATTTAAGTTCTAATGCAGTCTCATCTTCTTTAGTTAGAATATCAATTAATTGTGTATAATCATTATCTTCTTCAATGATGTAATCTGTTTTATCAATTATACCTTTTGCTAACTTATAATTTTTTAAAACTTTTCTTGCATTATCTCTAAGATAATCAAGACCTCTTTTTTCTAACCAATCAAGATTCCACGCAGCCCACTGATCATCCTTTTCTTTAGCAGGTAAAAATTGTAGTGGTTGAGTTAATGATGCAGCAACATGAGCCCCTTCTGCTTTAGCACCATTCTTTAATTGCATTGCGCTTAATACTTTCATATTCTAATTATTTTCATTATAGATAATATCATCTTCAGGAGTATATGTACTATACACATAAATGTACTGAATAGAATTGTATATTCCATCATTATCAATAGTAGTAGTTGTTACCCAATCATACATTATTTTAATCTTTTAAATGGACTTCTTCTTTTTTTCATAGTAGAGTTGATCTTTCCTCTACCTAAATTACTAAAAGGTCTCATATTCAATTTATACAAATTTTGTGAATTTTCCAAAGATTCTAGTGACTTATCTTTCTCTTTTCGTTTAACATACCCTCTATTTGCTTGTTGCATCTTAGCAAATGACACTAATGCAGCAAATGACACAAGTCTATCCACGTTTAAACCTGGATAATATTGAAGCATTTCTGTTATAAGCATTTTATCAGGAATTCTTTCTACACCAAATGTAACTTTTGTTACTTCACCATTATCATCCAATTGCTCATCAATTGATTCTCTAATGAATTCAATTGCATATGATATAAGATGACTTTTAAATAATGTTCCTGTATTTTTCCAACCATATTCTTGAAATACATTATTATTTGAACCAAGGTCTTTTAGAAAGACCATCTGTGATCTTGGAACTAAATATTTTTGTTTTCTTTTAGCAATCATATATTGAATAAATAATGATATATTATTTTCAACAATTGTCCATGCATTATACCATTCAATAATCTTTTCTAATTGTTCATGTGTTTTGTTAATGTCATCATATCTTCCACACCACGTAGCAACAATTTTATCCCCTTCAATAAATGTTTCTAAACCTTCAGGAGTTTCTTTTGTTACTTCTATTGGATTTTTATATACAATAATACTACAAAGTGAATCTGATGTTGTTGTTTTACCTTCTGACACAGGGTCAATAGAAGCATAGTAAGTTCCAAAACCAGGATCTTTAATTGGTCTTTCCCAAACTTGTAGTACACCCCCTTTATCTTCCCTCTTTTTTCTTACTGGAAATTCATCTATAGGTGTTCTATTAGATTTATTTGCTTTAATTCCCTTATCAGTTCTTTCTAATTCAATAAATTCATATGAGTATTCTTTACGTTCAATCCTTCTCATTTGTTTAGTTAGAAAACTTTGTGGGAATATTGAAGCTTTCCTGTATGCAAATGCTTCATTTATATTGATTGGTTTTTGAGATATACGTAATTGAAACTGTTCAGGATCTAATTCATCTTTCCATTGACTTCTTTCTTTCTCAATAGCAACTAGTGATTCTTCAATTTTTGAATTACCGTAATTATCTATATAAGGAGGCATAGACCATTGTTCTGGAATAAATAATCCAGCAATTCCTATTGTGCCTTTATCATCCATTAAATCTGTTTCAATTCCAAGTATACCGTTTGCTTCAGGATTTAGTATCATCTTTTTTAATGGTTCACACTGATCTAGATCACCCACAGATCCAGCTGCAATAAATTGACCTGTAGTCATCATACCAGAAGACATTGCAGGTCTAATATATTCATATGTTTGATCCATCTTAGGAGCAATACCCGCCTCTTCATGAAAGAAGTAGGTACATGGTCCACCTACACCTGTTGTTGCATTCTTTTCAAATGATGCACCTTGTATTTTTGATCTTAAACCTCTTTGAGTTTTTCTGTTGTTAATTCTAACTTCAATCTTTTGTTCCCAAAGAAGAACTTTATCTGGATTGTTAGGTCTATACCATGCTGTATGTTGATTAAGAAATGTTGCATATTCATCTAAAAATTTCCATGAACCCTTATCATTAATATAATCTTTTAGTGAAGCTCCAATCTTACATATTGATCCTTCCTCAAACCAGTATTGATTAACAATCTTTGCCATATGGAAATAAGAAGAAGCAATCTGTCTTTTTTTAAGTATTGCTACATGTTTATAGTTTATCTCAGCCATTAGCTCATATAAAGCCATATGGTACTGTGCATCTCTTATTTTTGCAAATCCGTATTTCTTTTCTTCTTTATCAAAGATTGGTAAGAAATTTAACCACATATAATAATCTCTAGTTATATACCAGCTTTTATTATCACTGTGATATATTACGCCTTCTCTACATTTGTTTTTTTGATCATTCCAGTATTTTATAAAATCTTTTGATCTAAAGGGTTTATCACAATAGACACCATCAGTATTAAACTTAACTGCTTGTTCATTAAATAATAAGGCGGTAGAATCAAAACCATATTCACCAGGCTCTTTAAATATTGAATCAATAAAAGATCTAAAATCCTCTATTGATTCAAATTCAGTCTCTGACCATTTACCATCCTTATATGTTGGAACTATTTTATACATCAATTACTTTAGCAACAATATCTTGTGAATTAAATAATAAACAGGTAACACCTTCAGATTCAATTGACATTGGAGTACCAAACTCACTTAATCTTACATTGTCTCCTTCTTTCATTGTTTTTACATCTTCACCTACTGACATTATTGTTGCTGTCATAGGTTCTTCTTGTGCTGAGTCAGGTATAAATATACCAGAATTACCGTATGTCTCTTTTTTTTCATGTAACTTGACTAACACCTTGTTACCTAATGGGATAATTTTTTGCATTTTTTTTTAGTTTTTAAAGTTATTACATTTGATCATAAGCCAAACCTTGTCCTCCACGTACTTGGCTTTTTTGTTCATCTTTCATATCATTATACGCACCCTTGAATGATTGTCTTATTTGATCAAACTTAGCTGCAGTATTTACTAATGATGTTAAATTACCATCTCTACCATGTTCAATAGATGTGGTTTCCATATATCTTGCAAGTCTATCTAACATAGACTTAATTCCTTTGTATGCTCTAAATGTAGGAGTTTGATATAAATCTTCACATCTACGTATTGCATTTATTATTATTTCATCTTCTGGAGATTCTTCTAATCCAATCTCCTCTATTATGATTTCTTCTTTTTCATGCTCAGGCATATTAAAGAAAGGATTCATATCTGGATCTGGACATGTCATATAGAATACATAAAGGTAAACACTCATGTGTGTGTCAGGATATTTATCCATTATGTTCTTTAAACTTTTTATTGTATAACAGTGTTCTGATGGAATTACTTTATCATTTTGTATGTCAAATAATTTTACTAGCATAATGGATTATCTTTTATCCACATTATTAAACTTCTTACTTCATCTTTAAGATATGGAAGGTTATACATTTTTATTTCTTTTATAATTGGATCTCCGTCAGAATTATATTTGTTAATTGGGTATCCATATTCATCATCTTTTTCTTTTTCAAATGATACATGTTGTATTGTAAGTTTACCAGCTTTTAATTTTGGATTATGCTTAAGTATAATGTACATATAAATACTTAATTGTAAATTATAATGATTTAAATTACAATCCTCAAGGTTATTTACAGGTTTAAACATTTTTGATGTTATACCTTCCCAGTTTGTAAAACCTTTCTCTTTTATCTCTTTATTAGTTTTATAATCAGTAATGTTTACTTTTCCATTAACTACTTCTACAAGATCTGCTTGTCCACAGATGCAAGCTGATTTTAGGAATGCAAAGTGTTCTGGGTAAACACCAGGCTCTAACTTTTGCACAGGAGCCATTTTAATACCTGTAGAATCAACTAAAGGTTTTATTATAGGTATCTCTACCCCTTCACGTTCTATTGTTTTAAAATCAAGCATATCAGACTCTCTCTGATTATGGTACCAATTACCTAACTTAATTGCTCTATCTGTTTCTTTTTCCCAAATTTTAATAACTTCTTTAGGTTTAAGTCCAAACCATTTTGAACGTTTATTTTTACAAGATTTTTTTGCAACAGCTTTTTTATCAAACTTAGGTTTAAACTTTGCAATAAAAGATGTAACACTTGTCCAATTTATATTATCCTTTTCTAAGTTTTCATCTAAACTTTGATACACATGTCCATCTTCTTTAAATATTACCGGCATCTTTTTTATTTTTACGTTGATTTTCTGTTAATTGGTTTTCGTCAGCTTCAGACATAATTGCATCCCAATGATGTAAAGGGCAGCCGCTTGATAAAGATCTTACTTTAAATGCTAAACTACAACCACAACTTGCACAACAAGGTTGTGTTTTAGGCATTGCACAATGATGTCCTTTTAAGTCAAACATTGCACATTTAGTGCATATACTATATCTATCATTTGCAATTTCTTCAACAAATTCATCTTTCCATATACTATTTTTTACACCTTCATATACTTTATCTAGATGTTTTACTGCATTTAAAAGTTTATTTATTTTCATCTTTCCAATTTTTTTTATTTACTAACTCTTCTTCAATACGTACAAGAGCTTTTTCCATTTTAAGTAACTTCTCTTTTACAGGTAAATGTTTACCATATCCTGTGTACGTTGTTTTTTCCATGTTTCCCAACATGTCTTTATGTCTTTTAATTGATCTCTCAATTCTATTTTTTCTTATAATGAAAGTACCGAGATTTGGTAAAAGAATTCTTGTGTGATCTAGTTCTTCTAGATGCTTTCTTATCTCACTATAGAAAAATCTTACAAACTCTTCTACCAAATTCTCATGTACCTCACATTCCTTTGCAATATCAGAATAGAATATTTTATATGTTTTTGGTTTTATATTATTCTTCAACACTAAGAATTTTATAATCTAATAAAATACTCCCATCTACTTGCAGTTGTATATCAGATGATAAAAGAATTTTTTTATCAACCTTCTCAATCAATCCTTTGGATTTTGCTTTTTGGATTGCATTTCTGCATGATTGAGGGCTTTTAAAGATTTGCTTTTCAGATATTACTTTACAGAATTTATTTAATTCAGCATCTTTGAGTTTAGCTAATTCATTTAAACATTCTAAATCAGCTTTACTTATTTGTATATCATTTAAAAAACAATATGTAACTATTTGATACTTTATTATAGCATCTTTAGTTACCTTAACTCTTTTATCAACTTTATTTACGACAGCCATGTCTTAACAATATCATTGCTGTTAACTAAAGTATATGTAAAATTATTACTCCAGGTATCTCTAGCCTTTCTCATAATCTTCATGAACTTAGTCCAATCATCATTAGAAGCAATTACTTGACAACCTGCAGACCATTTATCTACTTGTGTTGACTTTTTACCAGCATATTTAGTGGCTCTATGAATATTAATACCAAATAATCCTGTATCTAAATTTTCTGAGTTAAAGTTATAG